TATACATCTAATACTTCTTGTCCAACTTGATAATAACAAGGTAATGTTACTTCTGCTCCTGCATTTATATTAGATGTTATTTTTAGTTGGTAAATGTGTTGTGTTATACTTATTATTTTATTTCTTACTTCTGTATCATCATATGTTGCACCAGGTTCACCCTTTTCCCCTTGTATTCCTTGTTCTCCTTTTTCACCTTGCTCTCCTCTAGGTAATATCAAATTTAAAATTTGATTTGGAGCTTCTCCTGTTATAGTCGCAGATGCTTCATCTCCTTCCTCAACTATACCTATCTGCAAACAATTTGCTGGCCCAGTTTCTCCTTTTTCCCCAACATCGCCTTTAATTAGTGGAATATTCGATACTCCATCTATATGAATAACTTCAATTTCATTGGTAGACAAATCAGTAATCTGATTAACTTCTTGCTCTACATTATCAAGATCATTAATTTCTATAGACATTATTCATCCCTCCTATGAGTTATCTCTTCAGTTAATGTTATAGTTCCAAATCCAAGTGTTTTAACATAATCACCTGATTTCAACTCTATATCGTATTGATAAGTTCCGTATGGCATATCAGATGTATCTTCCGAATTTAATGTAAAATAAAAATACCCATTACTATATTCAATATTATCTGGGTATTTTTTATGTATAATTGATTTTAAACTATTTGCACTAGATTTTACAGTAAAATAAATATTATCTTCTGGAGATGGTTCAATTTCTTTACCTAATCCATTTTTTAGTTGAAACTTTAAAACTTGTGTATCTCCTCTTGTAAATTCTAAATCCATGTTATTCCTCCTTCTATTTTAAAAATCCATAAACATTTATCATAGCTCTTACATAACCAGTTCTTGCAGCTCTATTTTTGTCATAATCATCCCATTCAATGTTTTCAGTTGGAACAGCATCAGAAGTTCTTAATTGGAATAATGTTCCCTGACCTGATGTTAAAAAATTTCCAATATTATTACTTATATATGTATTTAATTTTCCTTCTTCACCTGTACAATTAATTGCATTGGTATTATTGGTTATCAATCTATAATCATAATTTTCAGATGCGATTTCCACATTAAATGGTGTTACATTTCCAGTTAATAACTTTTCGTAAAATAAATTGACATTTCTTGAGTAACCCACTTGTTTATCTTTTTTATAACTATAATTAATTGGGTGTAATTGTAGTACCAAGTATGCACTTGTTACTACAAAATTAGAAGGAATAAATACTCCTATATTTATATATTTATAAGTTGATTGGCTAGGAGTAAATATGCTATAGCCTATTTCTTTCCAATCCATAGAAGAAAATGATAAATTTGATAAAACTCCTCCATTACCTATTATTGTTGTTCCATCATGCAATTCAATACCTTCTTTTCCTATGTTTACAACTTCTTCCCCATTAGCTGATAAAACTTGTAGAGAACCATTTGTATTGTTCTCTCCCCCTAATTTTAAAGTTCCACCTTTAATTCTATTGGCACTTAGCGTACCTGCAGTTATAAAATCAGCATTTATAATTCCATTTAAACTAATAATTGTTTGATACTCTCCATTTATTCCATTATTAGAAATATCTAATGCATTTTTCCCAATTCTTAATACAGTTTTTGCCTCTTCTAAAACATTTGTATCAGCAATATACATGATACCATCTTTCTTAACAACATAACCACTGTTTTGTTCGATAATTTCTTTTACAATTTTCTGTATATTTTCCCACATTGAATCTAATTTATACTTTTTTATTAATTGCTCTATAGTTTGAGGCAACATACCATCTTGCCTACTTGTCTTTGTTGGTTTTATACTAAATTCCATCAATTTCCTCCAAATAAAAACACCTATGTTTTACATAAGCGCTTTTTTATAAATTTTTTTATTAAAACAGTTCTATATTTCCATTGTAAAAAATTACAAGGCATAAAAATATTAATATATAGTTTGTAATAATCACATAATTATCGAAATAGCAAGTAGAATTTGAATCTTCATTTCCTATTATTTTATATAAAATAGCCATGATTAACATTGAAGCAACAGTCCATATTGCAGTAAGTGGTATTGCAAATAATAATCTTCCTATTATATCTTCTAAAAATACTGTCATAAAAAAACCTCCTATAATTAAATTATATCATCTATATATTGGTTATTTTGTCGAAATTTGTCATGATATATTTTATTTTACATATTTTGTTATTGGAATCCTAGAATATGTTTGTATATATCCATCTTTATTTATTTTAAAACCGATATTTTTTAATAAACTTGTCTTATCTTCTATTGATAATTTTTGTTTATTTATAAAATTAACGACATCATTGTCATAATCACTTATTTCTTCTATCCTGCATATTATTTTTTTATAATCATCCGATAATTTTGATTCTGATATATTATTAAGATAATTATAAACTTTTTTACTTTTAGATCCCTTTATGCTTTCGCCATCCTCATCTTTATCACTAACAAAATCCTGAGATTTATATTTTAAATATTCTGTTATAGGAAAATCTATCTTTTCTAAATCTAAATATTTTTTATCTCTTGAATTAATTGCTGTTTTATATATTATTGATTTCGTAGTATCACTATAATCAGCATTAGCCAATATCTCTTCTTTCTCTTTGTCTTTAGATATCCCCTCAGTTTTGGCAATATAACTTAAATAATCGCTTTGCTCTCCACCATGTTTTTTTAAATCTTCTAAGGTATTATATAAAGTTGAAGTTTTAACTTCCTTATTAACACTCTTAGCATAATTAACTTTATTTTTTTCTTTAACATATGTATATATATTTTCTATTGCTTTTTGTTTTTGATTATCTGTTAATTTTTGATATTGTTTTGTTGAAATTAAGTTGTTAATTAAATTATATGAATTTTTTCCATAATCAGTTTTATATTTAGAATATTCTTCACTTGTCATCCTGTATGTTGTTCCATCTATTGTAAATGTTTTGTCTATTGAGCTAGCTGGCAGAATAGACTTTTCACCGTTCTTGCTATATAAATTGTTTATCTCTTTATCCACCTTATCTTTGGTTACTTCTTTAACTGTTGATGGATTTATAAAATTATTTAATGCTCTTATCGGTAAATTTTCTTCTTGCTTTTGTTTATTTCCCCATATATCTGTTTTTATTGGTAATGTCTTCCTTAACCCTGGAATTTTTGATGTTATTTGTAATTTGGTTTGATCAATTGCTTTAGATATCAGTCCTGTTTTAGTTGACGTTGTACTTCTTTCATATTCATCAGAAGTTTTTGCAATTTGTCCAATTAAAGTTGGTACGAACTGATTTACATATGATTTTACAGCATTTGTTCCCATTGCTGAAAGTTTATCTTCATTGTAACTACTTAATGCACTAGTTAGACCACTAATCATTGACATCTCGCTCATTGGTGACATAGATTTTGACATTGCATTGGACCAATTTTCTAGAGATTTTAATATTTGATTTATTTTTTTATTATCGTCACTACTAACATTATTTTTCTCTTCAGTGCCTGATTTCTGAATTGAATATGCCTCAGCTCCCGTAAATAATGGTATTCCAACTGGTGCTAACCAATCTAAAGAGTATGTCTTTCCTGCAATCTCTATTGAATATGCCTGACTACCCGTTGCTTCATCATAATTTTCTTTTTTATCATCGTCTCCACCAGAAGCTTTTAACATTCCTGCATCTGCTAATGCATAACCTAAAACTGCAATACCAGTTCCCGTCAACCCTTTTGAAAGATTATCTATATATTTATTTATATTTATATCACCTTTTCTAAGTTTTGCTGTATCATAAGTTAATGTCTTTAATAACCCCGCCGGATTGTATTCCATTCCAGCTTTTGCAACATTCATCGGTGTTTTTACAAATGGTAAAACTGCATCAGTTACCCCTTTAGTCAATTTATTTTTTCCTGAGAATTGATTTATTGCTGATGCTATTGAATTAGCTTGGTGAAACGTTGCTTCTTTTGCTTGTTCTATTGCATAATTACGAGCTTTGCTTAATTGCTTGTCAGTTATATTATCTACATCTATTTTATTAGATGTAATATAATCTGCTAAAGCTTTTTTGTATGACGACTTTAACCCTAAACCATCTTCAGCTTCTAATAAGTTATCATTTAAATTAAACAACTTTCCTAATGTTTTTTCAAATATATCATGTTTAAATGTTTTTCTTGAGTTCTGCAGCCTTGATTGAGGATTATATTTGTTTTCGTTAAGTTCTAACCTTGATTGAACATCTATATTTTTAAAATCTTCTTTTACAAACTCCTTTGTTTTTTTATTTGCAAATGCAATAGTTTTTGTTCTTTCCATTTCAGGGTTAAACTTATTAACTATACCTTCTATTCCACCAGCTAACTTATCTTTTATTCTTTGAGTTTTCCCCATTGCAACATTTCCAACCATGTTTCTTATGTGAGTTCTTGGATTTGCTAACATTGAAAAATATCTCCAACTATCTATTTTTTCAATAGTAGATTTTGGTACTTGATTTCCTAATTCTTCATAAACACTATCTATATTTTTATACATTGTTTCTTTATCTTTTGAACTAGTTATTTTCTCAATCATTTCTGGAGTTAAATCAAATAAATCAACTTTACCAGTTATGTCTTTTCCCTGTTTATTGATTACTTTAATATTTCCATCGCTATCTTTTGTTATAGTTCCACCTTTTTTCTTTGCTAACTCATTATTCATTTTATCTACTGAACGTTGTATCCATGTTGCTTGTCCTTCTGGTGTTTGATGATTTAACATTGATAAAGCTTGTACTGTTTTACCAGCATTTGTTCCAGCCATAGCTGTTGCCTGTATTGCTTCTTGTAAATTTGTTTTATCTCCAACTTTAGAATAATATTGTATTAGTCTTTCTCCTACTGCTATATCTACAGCTTCTATTTTACCTCCAGTTGTAGCTCTATTCATTAATGATTTTAGTTCTGCTTCAGGGCTAGAATTGTTTATTCTAGCATCTGCTTGAACTAATTGTGATTTATTAGTTTCAGGTACATAAGTATCTGTTCCCATTAGTTCTTTTGCTATAGATTTAGCTTCTTTTGTTGTATTACTACTTTCTATTATGCTTTTATAATGTTTTCTTATTTTTCCTTCTGGTCTTTCTATTTCATTCCAATTAATACTCTCTCCTTGAGTATTAATATTTTCTTTAATTGGAAGATTCAATTCCGTTTTTGTACTTTCTTTAGTTGGCAAATTATATTCTTTTAAATTCTGACCTGTTCCTTGCTTTTGGTAGTTATTTTCTACAAATTGTTGCCAATCTTTAATTGGTAATGCATATTTTTGATTTATATTTGCATATTGTCCTTCATCTCCATTTATCCATGCTACATCATTTATACTAACTTCTTTAGAATAAACTTTACCTTTTCCTGCATAATCTTGTGCCATGTTCTTTGAAGTTGATACAAATCCACCTTGTGATATTGGTTTACTTGAATATACAGTTACCTTTTGGCGTCCTAAATCACGTTGCGCATCTTCTAATGAATAATCCCCATAAACAAAACTTTCATTATCTTGTATTGCTTCTTCAAATGTTTTAATATCTTTTATATTCCTTATTCCCGTATGATAATCATCTTCCATTTTATTATTTTTTTGAATAATCTCTAACTGTTTTTGTTTATTTTCTTGCAAATTAAAAGAACCTGAATTATTTTCAGATTCTACATGTCGTCCATTTCTTCCATCATCCACCAGTCTATTACTTTGTTGTATATTTTCTTGATTAGTTTCTTGATAACCTTCATTACTATCACCTAACCTTTTAAAATATTTAAACATACTGTCCTTAATTTTGTCAATAGTATTTCTATTATTCATATAATGATCATATAATCTATGTTTGGGATTTATCTTTGAACTTTCAGGAGCAACATTAGACATATCCATGTTATTGTACTTTTCATTCACAAATCTTGTCCTTGTATTATCTGCTTCTATTTCTCCCAAACTTTCATAATAATTCTTTTTACTTAATTTTGATGTAGTTCCTAACTCATGTCCTTCTATATCTTGTATTGCATGCTGTATTTCATGAATTAAAGTGCCCTCTACCATTTTATTATTTTTTATAGAATTAGTACTTAATGTTATACTGTTATTGTTCTTATTATAATTTCCACCTATTTTGTCCATATTTTTAATTTGAACTTTTAATTCTTTTAATTGTGGATATAATGTAAATAGTGTATCATGTTCTAATATATCACTTAATTTGTATGTCCTATCACTTTTAATTTTTATATTTTTTAATGACATATCCTTATCAGAAAATTCATATTTCCAATCTCCGTTTTTGTCTTGAAACCAGCCTGTTTTTTGCCTTATTTGTTCATTATCAATATTTTGTTTGGCTAATTTTTGTGCCGTATCGTATGCATTTATTCCCCTATTGTAAAAATAATTGTCATTTCTTATATTATCTAATGATTTTCTTCCTGCTATAGAAAATTTTGTTAAATTCTCATTTTTACTAAATTCTTGATTATAAGCTGTTTCAAATTTATTTCTTATATCAGTCCAAAATATTTTTTCATTTTTACCACCAGTAAATTTATTTAATTTATCAATTACCCAATTATATATTTTCTTTGCAACAGATTGATTTTGATTAACAAGTCTATTTACATATTCTTGATTTCCAAGTTCTCTCTGCAAAATGCTCATAGTTGCCTCTTCATCAACTATTTTATTAAAATTTTCATCTGATATTTGTATATTATCATTTTCATATGCCTGTTTATATGTATTCTCTAATGACTTTCTTGCATTCTCCCAGTTTTCTTTTTTGCTAGCATCTTTCAATATCATATTTTGTACTTCATTCAAATCTAAATCATGTCCTAACTCATGTATTGCAAGTTCTTGAACCCTTGTGTTAGTATCTTGTGTTTTAGGATTAAAAACTACTTCTCTATCTGCTACATTTCCCTGTTCATCATATATTGGCTTCCATACAGAAAAAGCATCATCATTGTTTTTAAAAGTATTTTCATCAAAATATGCATTAATACCTCTTCTATCAAACATCTGCTTTATTTCTTTCAAATCTTCATTTTTATAATCTATATTATATTGTTTTGCACTTTCGTCAAAATTTTTCATTTTTGCTATTTTAGTATTATTGTTTTCTACAATATCCGATTTTTGAATATTTTGATTTTGAGTTGATATAATTTGTTGCCCCTGAGTTTTAAATTGATTCTGGATTGCATTTTGTTGCATATTTTGATTATTACTTATTACATTTTGTGTTTGATTTGATATGTTGGTATTAATATTGTCTACCACTGTTTCTGTATGATAATTTTTGTATTTATTTGTTTGTTGAATTACACTATCTTGAATCATTTTTTCAACATCTAATTCTTTAGATGCATCTTTTATTGCCAATTTTATTTCTGTATTTGACGGTGTTTTTCCATTATTTATCTTTTCTACAACAGCTGCACATGATTGTATTCCCATATTACCACCACCAACTATAGCGCCAACTAATCCTCCATTAATTCCCGATTGCAACATTCTTTGACCCATATTATTCCAATCAGATTTTTCTTTTCCTCCTATTGCTCCAGCAACAGTTTCTTGTATTGGTTCCATTATTGCTTCTTGTATAGCATTATCAGCAATTCCTATTCCATAATCTTTCAAAACTTGTTTAATTGACGTTTTAGCAAGTTGCTCTGTACCTTTTTTTGCCGCTTCTTTTCCTGTTCCTTTTATAATACTATTAATTGCTGTACCTGCTTTTTTAAAGTTACCAACTGTTACTTCTTCAGTTATACCTTCCATAATTCCCATCATAGTCCCATAGGAAAACGCTTGTTCATCTGTCATACCTCTTTCTTTAGCATCATCTATATAACTTCCCCCTGATGATGCTGTAAAATAAGTTGCTCCTAAAACTGGATTCACACTACTTGCAACCATTCCAGGTATCATATTTCCTATTGACGGTGCAAGTTCTGCTAATTTTTTAGAAACTGAATTTCCTTGATTTTCTATATTTTTTTGTATTTTTTCTTGGTCTTTATTAATTGATGATTGCAATTTTTTATCCATATTAAATCCAAGCTTGTCTTTTACTTCTTCATTAATATTTTTTAATTTTTTCAACTGTTCCTCTGTTAAATAATTAGGCAAATCAGTTAATTTTATTTCATTTCCGTCTTTATAATATCTTGCTCCTCCGTTTATATTCTCTCCAAATTTAGTTAAATATTTAAGAGATTGTTTCGTTCCTGATGTAGCTCCTAGCCATGTATTTTCTACAGTTCTTCCTGTATCATTCCCAAAATTTCCTATGTTGTTTTTTACTATTCCAACGCTTCGTTCTGCATTTTCTTGTATTTGATTCCATATATTATTTCTCTCATTAAAATTATTCGAAGTTATTGAATTACTCATATTTTCTTTAGAATTTATAATTTTAGAATAATTATCATTAAAATTTGCCTTTGCATTAGATATGAAATCTTCTACATTCTGTTGTACTTTTATTGCATCTTGTTCTTTTTCTTTATCGTTTCTTCCAGCTATATCTTCTATAATCTCCCAAATTTTTTTAAGCATATACTATCACCATCTTCCCATTAAACTATTAAGTATTTTCATGCTACCTATACCAATCTCACTACCTACATCAGCTGCATTTTTTAATATTCGTTGTAGCCTTGGATCAGTTTCTTCTGTTATATTACTATCAGATACCTTTAGTCCACCTGTGCTCTTGGTTGACTTTTTACTACTTTTAGAACTACTAGCCGAACTAGATTTTTTTTTTGACAATTCATATTGCTTTTGCCATTGATTATCAGAAACAGCAGCTCTCTCTTTTTGATAATCAAAATTCTTTTGCCATTGACTATCAGAAATAGCATCTCTTTGTTTTTGATAGTCAAAAGATTTTTGTTTCCATTGATTTTCGATTTCATTTTGCCTTGCCTGTTGATCAAAGGTTTTTTGCCATTGATTATCAGAAACTCTATCTCTTTCTTGTTGATATAAATATTGTTCTCTATTTTGTCTTAACTCATAATTTTGTGTTAATAATTGAGCTTTTTGTTTGTATAAATCTAATGCTGCTTGTGCTTGTTGTACACTTCCATTTTGCCTTGCTTGTTGAACTTTAAAATCATAATCACTTTTTAAATCTCTGGCATTGTTTAAAGTTTCTGTTACATTTTTCTGATAAGTGTTATATAACGCTGTTTGGGTTGTTTCTGCATAACCACTATGAGCCAAACCTTGTTGTGCTAATTGTTCTGCATTGGCTCCATATTGGTTTGCTTGTTTTTGCCAATTTGAATACAGTCCTTTTGTTGTTTTTATCGTATCTTGTTCAATTTTATCTTTTTCTCGATTTAATTCATCAACTTGCATTTGAGTTTGTTGATTTATTAACTCATTCTGTTTTCTTTCTTGTTCATTTATTAAATTATTCTGTTGATTAGTTAATCTATCAATATCTTCATATCCAGTAGCCATATATACTCCTTTCTAACTTGTTCTTTTCCACATATAACATGTAATATATGGTTGCAAGTTATTGTGTGCTCCATTTCCTCCTGTATTATTCATATTACTCGCTGTAGATCTATATCCGGTACTATTTTCAAAATGTGTTCCCCAACCATAATCCATTTGTCCTGTATCAACCATTGCAAATTTTCTTGGATTTCCAAAATCATGATTATGAGAAGGCATCTCTGCTGTTGTTAACTTGTGTGTTTTTTCTCCACCAGTCTTTTCAACTGTTTTAAAATCGTTGTCTGATGCGTTTACTCCTACAGGTACTCTTCCTGTTCCCCATGCTACCCATGTTCCTCCAAAAAAAGAACTTGGATTTGTATTTTTTACACTTAAATAAATTGAACCCACTGGATACATTAATTTTCCTACTGTCTTAATATCTGAATTAAATGCTGTATTTAATACTCTATGTTTTATCTTTCCTTCACTTAATACAAGCACCCATGTATCATTTTCATTATTGGTATTTACATCCCATGTAAAACCATTGATTTTTCCTGTCAAGTTTTGTACAGCTAAATTTCCTGTTATAGTTCCACCAGTTTTGTCTAACTTTTTATTAAATAATTTATCTAACTCATCTGTTAACACTTCATTTATATATTCTTTTATTTTTATTGAACTTTCATCAAATTTCTTTTTTAATTCTGCAGTTTCTAATGTAGGACTGTCTGGTAAATTTTCTATAGTATTTAAATTTTCTTCTAATTTCGTTAACGCCATATTTCCCTCCTATTTTTTTATATATCCACCAACAAAAGCTTCTATTGTTGAACTAAATATTCCAAATGGTTTGTCTTTTTCATCACTATAAAATTTAAGCGATAATTCATTTAATTTTTTTTCTTTTATTTTATATAAAACATAAGATTTATCTGTTGTAATAAAACTAAAGTTTCTAAAATCTAAACTTTCAAATGAAAATCCATTGGCCGATTTTCTTGTTGTGTATTTATATTCACTTGATTTGTCTGTTCTTCTGGCAATTTTTATAAGCCCATTAGGTATTGTTTTTATTTTAGCTAAACCACCACGTTTATTTGTGGTTTTTAATTGATTATTATAACCAAAATTGTCCATTGGAGTAGTCCAATATGAAATAATTGTTTTTCCATTATCATTAGTACCTTCTAAAATAAAAATAGAACCATTATCGGTTCCAATATATAATTTATCATTATATTCCTTTAATAATGTAGGATTTATGTCTGTAAAATCCCAATAAAACCATTCATACCCAAAACTATCTAAATTAGCATACTTTTGTCTACTATCAGCTAAATATATCTTACCATTAACAAGAATCAATAAATAGCCTTGATATTCTGTCATCATAGCATCTTTATAATTATTCTCATTTGTCATTTTTACATCTACCATAAAACTTCTGTGTGCTATAGCCTGTTTGCTATCTATTTTCTCTGTTGATATTCCTTCTAATCCATATCTGCTCAAATAAACAATATCATCTTGAAAATTAGTACTATCCACATAACATCCAACACTAACATTTCCTTGCTTAGTTGGATATATCTTTCCGTGTTCTAAATCCAATGTCGGTTCATGATAAAAAACATTTGCATTATTTTGATCTAAATTCTTAAAAATCCATAACACATTATTTCCAACAGTCATTCCTGTTATTGAAGAATCACTTGAACCATCTTCATAGTAACTCAAGTCACTTATATAAGCTGGATTGTTTAACTCAGAATGAAATACCGCATTTGGAAAATCTGGATTACCCGTAAAAAACATTCTATTATCAAATAACAATGCCTTAGTGCATTTATTTATTCTATCTTCATATCCACTTATGGTTTTAGAAAATGTAATAAAAACATTATCTTCGCCACTTAAATTTGGTTTAGATGGTGCTGTATTAAAAGTCACTTTCCCATTTACCCTGTCTACCGTAAAATTTGAATTTTCTGTCTGCTTTTTGTTATCTACAGTTACAGTTACCGTTGTACTATCTATATTTTGTGCATCTAAATAAAATATCTTTGATGTACCATCTCCAACAAAACTATTTATTCTTTTAGGTTGTAACAAATTAACATCTTGTAAGGTTTCTCCACCTCCCATATTACCCGCTGTTCTACTAATTGTAGTACGTGGTATAAATGCTTCATCTTTTACTTTCTTTAATATTGTACCATCATACACAAGATAATTTTTTCCGTCATTTATATATAATTTTGAATCAAGCTTGTTATACTTGCTTCTTTTATTATTCATATCTGCATATAATTGTTTCAATGTTTCTGAGGTCGGTTCACTTGGGAAATTACTCCATTCATATAATACAGTACCTGAATGTATTAAAGCTTTCGTTAAACTAAATATATAAATACCATTAATTCTATTACCTATTTGTGCTATTTTTCTATAACCTGGCCTAGTTTCTATGCAAGTACCTTGAGCATCTCGATAATTCTTCCATACGTTCAAAGCATCAGGACTTCTTGTTATAGAAACCAATGTTGGTTCATTTAAAAAATCTACTCCTGAAAAATCAGCATAAGTTCTTTTTATTCCTGTGGCCATCTGTTTTCCTCCTAAATATCATATTCTGGTTCATTTAATACAACTGTAGGTATATTTTTTCTAGTATCTAACAATTGTAGTTTTCTTTGATATTCTGTTGCAAAGGCTGTATAATCAGCACTTGGATCAGTTTTTAATATATCATCAGCCACTTTATATGGTAATAATGCTTGTGCATCATTATCTAATTCTAAATAAAAATCATCCATTGTTTCTTCATTTATGTCCTGTGGATATTTATAATATTCTAATATCGTTGAACCAGGAATATTGTCATTTAAATATATTTTTTTATTTATTGTATAGTATTCTGCAGTTATTGGCTTATTGTTTTTATCTAATGCATACACATTTTTTATTTGGTATAAATCAGCCGGAAGACTATATGCAGTATATTTGTCTTTTTTGTTTTCATCTGGTATTTCATTATATAATTTTGTGGCTATTATCTTTTTAGTCATTGCTAATTCTTGATATGCCAATTGATATAAAAATGGTAATCTTAATGCTATATCGTCATCTTCTGTTTTTTTTACTAAATCAGGTGCATATTCTTCTATTAATGCCAAAGTTAATTTTTTATTTTCACCATATGTCATTCATTTTCCCTCCAAGTTTGACAGATTCGAACTGTCTATTGTCCTTTTCAACTTGATAAAAAGAGGGGAAATCCCCTCCTTAATTATGGTAATTCTACTGCTTGTATTGTAATATCAGCACTTTCGCCTTTTATTATTACTTCTCCCTTATTTTCTCCTGATACATTTACAAATTTACCAGATTCAATAACTATTCCATATGTTTTTCCTGCTGGTATGGATATTTCTAAATCTTCTACTCCTTGCAAAGAATTGCCTTTTATTATAGTTGCTTTTTTAGCAGCACTTGCATTTCCGTTTGTAATCATAAGTAATATTCTACCATCTGATTGATTTGTGTAATCAACGCTTGCCCCTTCAGTAGCATCTACAGCTACAGCACTTATCACCTCTTTAGCTTCATTTCTTATTAATTCTGTATTAGTTATCTTAGCTATTGCCATATTCTATCACTCCAATCTTATTTTTAATATTTTATTTTTGGTGGCATCTTAATACTGCACACTCTTTTGGTCTTACCATTTTTCCACCATATGTATTTAATCCTTTTACTGCTTCGGCAAAACCTTTTTCTGGTTCATATGGTTTTAATTTGTCAATACCATTGCAATAAGCAAATGCTTTTGATGTTTTAACTATTATATAGTCATCTGTTCCATCATTATATGCATTATTTGTCATTTTTACTTTGGCATTATTGTATAAACCTAAAACTCCTTGTGCTATTAATTCATCGTTATTTGTTTTTAATTCTATTAATTTATTTTGGAACAAACTATAAAACCAAGGTGTTAAGTACATAGTAACCTTGTCTTTTGTACTTACTCCTTGGTTCCATAATTTAACAAATAATTTATCAATAGCTGCTTTAGCTTCTTCAGCTGTTGAAATTTCTGTTGATTCTGTTTTATAACCTGCATTTTTTGCCATTTGTGTTGCACAGAATATATCTTCTTGCTCTGCCATTCCTCTTGTAGTTTCTTCTTGTAATGCTTCCATTACTCCATCCATTGATTGAGCTTTATCTATATCATCAATTCCATAATTAAAATAATCAAATTGATCAATATCTAAATATGTTGAAGCATCTGGTATTTTTTCAGCTGGGTCTATATCTTTATTAGGAATATATTTTTTAATAGTTGGTCTTCCAACATTTAATATTTTTACTCTTTTCCCTTGTCCCGCATCTCCTTCAAATTTAAAATCACAATCTTGTTTAAATACTGTAAATTTTGGTAATTCATGTTGTATGTATTTTGACCATACAACTGGTTTAAAATTTGCATAACTCATTTTATATCTCTCCTTTACTTTTTTATTTGCCCCATTTTTTCATTGAAGCCATAACATTTTTAAATATTGTAGGGTTGTCCAAATCTTTAGAAGTTAGTTTATCAACTTCTTCAGATGTGTAATATTTTTTTACTTTTGATTCTCCTACCGTTGATTTAACACTACCTGTACTAGCAGGTTTTTCTACTTCTTTATGGTTTAATTTTGCATATAAATCATAAATATCAGTAATAGAAGTATCTGAATTAAATTTCTTAGAAAACTCTTTAAATTCTTTGTCTTCTAATATTTTTTCATCAACTCCCTTGTCTTTTAGTTCTTTTAATTTCAACTCACTAGATAAATAACTACCTAATTTCATAAATTCCGCTTCTTCTCTTTTACTTATTTTTTTACTTTGTTTTAAAGAAGCTAATTCATTTGCTCTACTTTGAATTTCATCAAATTCAGCAGAACCAATTAAATCTTGAGCATCTAATTCCCCTAATCTTTCAGAATCTCTATTATTAAATTTTGATTCATATTTAGGAATATCTACTCCTTGTTCTTTATAGAAACTATTGACTTTTTCAAGAATATCTTCATCATCACTAGCACCTAATCCAGCACGAATAGTATTTTCGAGTTGCTTATATCTTTCAATTTCTTTATCTTTTTCTGCTAATTGCCTTTTTGCTTTTCTTTCAACCCTTCCTACTCTTGATTTGACTGCATTGTCAATATCTTCTTGTGTTAACTGCCTTTCTTCTTGAGTTTCTTGTTCTTCTTGAGTTGTTTCAGTTTCAACAACCTCATTATCAATATTTTCTACATCCATATTTTCATCATTTGGCATATGTAACCTCCCATTTAAAGTCCGTCGACTATTAATTTCCTAAAAGCTTTTTTCCCGTCTTCATCAGTTTTGGACAATAAAAAAAGAGCTTATTGCGCTCTAATTAACTTGATTATTTAATTGCTGATTATTAAGCATGTCTGCTTCTTCAGGAGTTATTCCTGCTTGCTGTTGATTTTGTATTTCTTGCTGCGTCATTACTTGTTCTATTGCTCCATTTAATGCATTACCTTGTTTCTCTATATCTGTAATTACCTTATTTTTCTCTTCTCTTGTTTTTAATATTTCTTTTAATTTTGATTTTGGCATTGTAGAATCTTCTGGCAAAGCATTAACATATTCTTCAAATGTTATTTGTCCTGCACTTAATAAATTCTCAAGAGAAACTTCCATAGCATATTTGTCAAATGCAGACTTTGGAGTAATATCAATTTTTAAATCTAGTTCTAATTTATTTAATTCCTCATAATCTAAAATATATTGTGTATCATATGTAGTATCATTAGCATAATCTTTTTCTTCTTTAGTCAGTTTAATTCCGTCTACACTATAAGCCTTTAACATTTCAAACCATATTCTTGCAATATCTTCTATAAATGTTTTATATGCTTCTACCTGAGAATTAATTGGCTGTTGACTTGCTTGCTGAACTGCTAATATAGCTTTCCCACTTGTTTGTGTTGGATCTATATTTCCAGTTACATTATCTCCTGCTCCAGCTAAATTTTGTGTATCATCAATTAACTCTTTTTGTAAATTATATGCATCTGTACTCATCTGAGCGGGTTTTAAGTAATTAACAACCTTATTTACATCATCAGCATTCAATTCATTTAATTCTATTGTTGTTCCCACACTATTTAAAGCTTTTGTATTTTTTATATATTTGGTATTTGCTACCAATTTCGGAAATGCACCCAATTTCACTGCCAAAGCCCTTCTTGTAGCAGTCTTATTTATTTCTATTTGATTTGGTATTAAATATTCAACTTCTCCCTGTCCTCTGCTGCTTCCTTTTACTCTTATCCAATTATAATGTGCTACAGGATAAAGCTTTATTTTTAGATTACTATCATTCATTACATTTGCTAATCTAGTACATTTTTTAGCCCATATTGTTCCATCTTTTTTATATAATTTTAATAATACTAAACACATTGGACTTATTTCATCTACTCTTTTATCTTTTCCTGCTTGCTCGTGGTATTCCTCATCAGGTATAATCTTTTCAAGTTCTTCGTCGCTCATTCCATTTTTCTTTGCTTCCTCTTTTACTTCGTCGACTGTTCTTCTAAAGGAAATAATTATATATGGTTGTGTTTGAATATTATCATCATTTTCATTGCCATAATATATATTCGTCTTGTCCACTTGTTCTGGTACTATATTATCATTATCTTCATAAAAATAAACAATTCCTTCTGAGTCAATACATGCATCATCAACACAATTTCTAACAATTTTGTCAACTTGATTCTTTTCCCAAGTTCTATTTGCAAATCTGTTTAAACTATCGCATAAATCCTGTAATTTTCTTCTTTCCGTATCATTCTCATAGGTATCAGAATTAAAATAAATTTGATATGAATTTGTTTTTACTACTCCCACTTTATATTTAACAATGGATTGTATTATATTTAATGTAATAGGCTGTATTCCACCTAATTTTGCATTTTCCCATTGATTTCCCAAATAGAACTTGAAGTTCTTGTCAGTTTTATTGTACAAATCTTGTCTATAATTATAGTCAACTCCTTTTTGATATTCATTCCATACATCTGTTACTATATTTTCTCTTTTCATAAATTAAATCTCCTCCTGACTTGTTGGAGTTCCATCATAATTATCTAGATTCCTTAATGCTTTGCTTAATTTTTCTCCTTCTTTTTTCTTTTCATTTTCTTCTTTTGCTATTTTTATTGAATGCTTTATTTTTTCAGGCACCGAAGGTATTTCCTCTGTTTTTCCTATCTTAAAGCCAAAATAAAAGCCTGTTATTAAACAGACTATTGGTAATATTGTATATATTAAATTAATCATTTTTCTTACTCCTCTTTTTTGTTTTCTTTTTAATAGTAATTTTCTTTTCTTCTTCTCTTTGCCTTATTTTTTCTCTTAATACATTTTTTTTCATAGTTTCCCTCCTAAAATACTTCTATTTTACTTCCATAATCGCTTTTAATATTATCTTCATCTATTCCAAATTCTTTATCTATAAAAGCTTTTATTTCTTCGTTCTGTGATATTATTTTTTTCATTGTCTGTTGTGGTCTTACATAATAAGCTATAGCCAAAGCCATAACTAAGTCATCATGATAGCCATCTTCCGCTTCCGCTCTGCCATTCCTGTTTACTATAAATGTTAGCATTTCTCTTAATGTATCTTTATCATTAATTTTTTCAACTTCGTCTTTTACAATCTCTTGTAAATTTGCTAATATTAATGGCCTTGTTATTGATGTTGTCTTAAATCCAAATGCCTTTTCATGTTTACTTATGTATGTATCTTCTTTTTTTCTAACATACATATTAGGATAATTTAACTCTATTAATTTTTGTATTGGATATGTACTGAAGTTACATTCAGGTCCAAGCAATGCTTTATTATAAAACATACCTAGACAATATATTTGTTTAACATATTCTATTTCATCATATTGCTGTTTTAATACCGCAACTTGCTCTCCTGTAATATTGTTGATTACATGTGCTGTAAAATAATCTGATCCTTCTCCAGCTGTATCTCCACCAATTACGTATGGAACATTGTTTTCAGGGTATTTATATATCTTTATGCTTCCTTTTTCTTCTTCTTTGAATTTTCTACCTCTTATTCTTATTCCATCATAGAAACAAGAAAAAGAACCCTGTATAATTGGGTTCTTGCCTCTTAATTCATTTATTCTATTTATTATATTCTGTTTATTAAAATAACATTTACCAGTTGATAAAAACGCTTCTTCAGGGCTTATTGGGTATTCTTGTTTAAACTTATCTACATCTCCTCCACAGTTGTTTTTTATACACCATCTTCTCCATTCCAATTGTTCTAAAGAAACATTGTATAACCTTTGTAGTTCTATTTCTTCTTTCGTTAATTGGAAACCAGTGTATTCCATTTTATATTCTTCTAATTCATTCCAACCAACAAACAGCGGATAGAAATCATTTTCTCCAGCTACTGCCTTATCCCATAGTTCTTTAAAATAATCATAACCATTTGCTGTAGACTCAATTATTATCATTGAATCAGGAGTATTAGGAACTGCTTGAAATAATCCTAATAATGTGTTTTCTTTATTCCCTTCCCAGAATGCCAACTCTGATAGATGTAATGCCGTAAATGTATCTGAACGTCCTATTCCCTTTCCTCCTGCTGTCATACATTTTATTTTACTATCTAAGCCTGTTCCATGGTCATTGTTAAAAACTAATTCTTTAGCATTAGACTTTTTCTGTTCTGGCTTAATTGCGTCAGGTAGATTCTCTAGCATTCTTTTGCTCATATTAAATAAGTTTGATGTACTATCTTCTTTATGTGCTACTATACCTGCATTATAATTATGCTTTGTAACAACATTTTTAAATATAATTGACTCTGTTTCTGTACTAAGTCCCATTTGTCTAGATTTTAATATTATAATCCTAATAGGTTTCTTTTTTTCATGTAATTTTTTTATAACATTATAATATTTCATTTGAGGCTCATTTAACTTTAAAGGAATTATGTTATTGTTTTTGTCTCTTATTTTTATGTAATTTTCAATATACTCTTTTGTATTAATACTCATTACCTTCAACTCTCTTTATATAGTTTTCATAAGAAGTATCTACATTTATATTTTCTTGTTTATCTTTCCATCCAAAGTTATTCTTTAAATTAAAGATTATTCCTGTTGTTCCGCTATCTGTTATTAAGTGTTTTTCTAAATAATTTTCTACTCTTAACTTTGCTTTTTTTATTGTGTCGGAAAATTCTTCTTTCTTAGCATATTCACACAACGTATCTCTACAAATATCAAGAGCTATACACAGCCCAGTTATTGTATATGGTTCATTTTTATTATCACACTCTTTAAAGTATTTATCTATTTTCTCTTGTAGTTCTTTTCCCCCTGTTATTTTATTTGGTCTTCCTCTTGGCATTTGTTTTCACATCCTTTCTTGGTCTATATCTAAAACAATAGTCATAATACTTGCACTCATCGCATCTTCTTTGCATACAATTTGCATAGTTAATTTTCTCGCTCATAATACACACACTTTGTACATATTACATCTCCATTTTGAAAAACTCTTATTTCACAATCGTTCTTTGTTTTATTTTTGCATCTTGAGCAGTGTTCTTCTGTGTATTTTTTTATTCTTTCTTGATTAGTCATATGTACATCTCCTTTTATTTTATATTTCGACACATTTTGACATGTTTCACACTTTTATTTTGCTATAATATTTTTACTTTACATAGAAAGGCGGTGATTGTATGATACCTTTAGGTCATAAAAAATTTGATAGCTTCGTTGAACTATGCAACAATATGGATTGGCATCAAGTTGTTTCAAATGACAGAAATGTAGATGAAGCAACTATAAAAGCTAATACAGAAGTTACATTAGCAATTTTACGTGAGTTCTACGATTGGGCTTTCTCTCAACACTAATAAGCCGTGATAGACTCAAGTATATCATCAATAAATTTAGCATTATCAACAGGTTTAACAATACGTTTTTTAGCACCAGTTGTAAAAACAACTGGTGTTTCTTTTTTATTCTCAATTAATTCAATTAGTTCTTGTATTGTACATTCTATTTTCATATCTTTTCCTCTTTTCTTTTATTTATAAAACACTATGTAACGATATAAATGTAGCTCAGCTCTACATATGCTCCTAAGTTTTTCTTTTAAGCAGGCGGAACATAAACCGTAATTTAATACGTTAAACCAGATTTCTGATTGTTTTATATATCGCTACATACTATTTTACAAATATTAATTAGAACTCGCTAGGAAAGTTCAGTAAAAGTTTATATAAAAAAATAACTTGAAAGGAGGTCTGCCATATCAAATAAACATAACAAACTTTATATTATCAGTTACCTAGCATACTGGTAATAA